CTTCACGCGGTGCCGGGCGCTGCTGAAACTGGCCTGCAACCGCATGGCCGCCGAGCGCGATTTTGTCGCGCTCAACGGTCGCGCGCGGGAACCGCTCAGGGAACAGAAGCTCGCCGTCGTAGCTGCGCGGGTCGGTGAAGCCTATTGAGGTCCGGCAGCGGTGGTCGGGCTCGAACTCCATCGGGAGCATCAGGTGGTCGTAGCCAAGCCCCAGGGCGATGGCCTGGCCGCTGACGTCCTCCTCGTGGAGGCGCTGCATGATGATCACGATGGCCGACTTCTGCGCGTCGTTGACGCGGGTGGGCAGGCTTTCGCGGAAGATGCGGGTCGTGGTCTCGCGGTCGGCGGGGCTCTCGGCCTTCTCGGTCGAGTGCGGGTCGTCGACGATCACGCGGTCGCCACGGCCGCCGGTCAGGCTGGCAAAGGGTTTCGCCTCGCGCCAGCCTTGGGCGGTGTTGCTGAACGACTTCTCGCCCGAGCGGGTTAGCCGCACGGCCTCGCCCCATAGGGCCTGATACCATTCACTCTCGACCAGATCGCGCATCCGGCGGGCGTCGCGCTTGGCGTAGTCCTCGCTGTAGCTGGTCGTCAGGTAGCGCATGGACGCAAGGCCGCACGGGCCCCACTCCCACGCCGGCCAGAGGACGCTGACGAGCAGCGACTTCATCATGCCCGGCGGGATGTTGATCAGCAGGCGGGTGATCCGCCCGGCCGTAACCGCCTCAAGGTGGGCAGCGACGGCGTCAATGTGCCAGCCGTGAACATACTGCGCCGAGGGTTCCAGCACCGGCCACGCCTCGCGCACGAAGCCGGCTAGCGTGGTGCACCGGGCGCGGATCGCGTCGGCGTCGTTCGCTATCCGCTCGCGTTCAGCCTTCGCCGCCCTCGTCGCTATCGCCGCCTTGACCGCCATCCGGGGCGGAAGCGGCAGCGGCGAGCTTGTCGTGGATAGCATCAAGCAGGGCTAGCTCCTCGTCGCTCAGGGCCGAAAGGTCGACCTGGTGCTGGATCGGGCCGCCCCCGGCTCCGGTGTGTTGATGGTCCTGCCGGTCGCTTTGGCCGAGGTAGTTCTTGCCGAGGAAGATCGCGACGGCGGCATTCTTTTCGGCCAGCGCGAACTGCTTGCGGCGCAGGGACATGCGGCCTTGGCCCCGGCCATCATCAAACGCGGCGCGGGCGTCCGGGCAATCGGCGAGAAACTTCTTGAACGTGTTGATCGAGACGCCCAGCACGGCGGCGGCCTCGGCCTCGGTGCACATGATTGACGACCAGGCGGTCAGCTGCTTGAGCGTCTGCGGGTCCGGGTTGAGCGTGCGGGGTCGCCCGCCTTTGTTCCGCGCGATCTCGTCGGCCGGGGCCTTTTCTATGGCGCTATCAGGAACTGCCGGGGCGTCGGCCATTTTCTTTCGCTTTCTCGCCGGTCGGCTGGCGGACTGCTCTGGAGCATCGCGGTGGTCTCGCGTAGCGTCCGGCCATGTTGAGCAAGTCAGACCAGATCAGGGCGGCATGGGCGGCGGGCGACCAGATGGGCGCCCTTCGGATCGCGGCCCGGTTCTTTGATCGCTCCCCTGAGACGGCGGTGATCCGCCGGGGTTGGGAAGCGCATGGCAACCCGACGTTTTACCGCCAGATCGGGAAGGACCCGGCGGCTATGACGCAGGCGGGCCTAGATGCCCTCGCCGCCAAACTCAGCCTCGGCTAGACGCCGCGCCTTACAAGGTTCAGCGCGGCGGCGGCGGCGGCCTGTTCAGGCAAGATGTCGACGCCAACGGCATCAAATCCCATTGCGTCGGCAAGTGCTGGTATCGTCCCGCGCCCGCAGAACGGGTCGATGATCGGCCAGCGTTTGTCGCCAGCGAAGCGCACGGCCAAATCGGCGACATTGATGCCGATCCCGTTAGGGTAAAGCACCGGCCCTCGCTCCATCACGTCAGGCGTCGCAACGCCCGGCCTTCCCTTCGCGCTGAACGCGATCAGGTGGCTGTATCCCGGGCGGTGCAGATCGGTTGCGCCGACGCCCCGCCGGAGAACGATCTTGTGCCATAGCAGTCTTGAGCCCGCTTGCTCTCCGGCCGCAAGGACCAGCGCGGCCTTGCTCATGGTTTGGCCGGCAACCTTGCGGTCGGTCTGGTAGAAAATAGCCGGGGCTTCCGGAGCGGTGATTGAGAAGCAGGCGGCCAGCGCGCCGCTGAACCATTCTTTCCACTCGGGGATTGTGGTCCCGATCTCCTCCGCGTCGGGCAGGCTCGTAACGACGGCGCCGAGGGCTTTACACGCTGCCATCCAAGGCAGCGCGTCGGCGCATATGATCTCCCGCGTCACTGTTCGATTTCCCAGCCGCCGCCGGGATCAGCTATCGACGCCATGTCGCCGAACTCGACCTCGCCCAGGGCCTCGACGGCCTTCTTCGCGCTCCCCTTGAGGAAGACCAGCACGTTCTGGTGCGTCTTGCCGAGCTTGCGGCCGCTGGCGAACTGCTTGCCGGCGCGGATGGGCAGGGAGCCGACGGCGGTGACGAGGATCGCCTCGTTGTAGTAGTCCAGCCCGGCGTCGCGGAACGCTTGGACGGTGTCGCCGACGAAGTCGTAGTAGGCGCCGCGCTTGTCGCGGACATCGCCGACGACGAAGCAGGCGAAGCGGTCCTGTTTCAGCAGGGCGCACGCCTTGGTGATGATCTCAAAGTAGGCGGGTCGGAACTCCTCATAGCCGAGGGTCGAAAGGTCGCGCGGGTCGTCGCTGTAGACCTCAAGGTCGGCATAGGGCGGGCAGCTGAAGATGAAGTCGGCTTCGGCGCCGGCCGCCAGAGTTTCGATGTCGCGGCTATCGCCGGTTATCCAGCGGGGGCGCTCGCCCTCGGCGCATATGGCTTCTGCCTGCGCCTGGTTGGCCTCGATCTGTTCAGCCCTGAGATCGACGCCTAGGTAGCGCCGGCCCAGCTTGGCGGCGACTATCCCGCGCACAGAGCCGCCCGCGAACGGATCGAGGACCAGACCGCCGGGCGGGCTGAACCACCGATAGGCCAGTTCACAGAGAACGGGGTCGAAGATCGAGGTGCCGCTCACGCTACGCTCGGCGCCGTCGTAGTTCGGTATTTCGCCGAACGCGAGGCCGGCAGGAACCGATCCCTTGCTCACGCCCCCCCCCCGCTGGATAGCGTTCAGGGCGGATTGCGATGCGAAGGCCGCCGCCTTGGGTTTAGCCACGGGGCTGATACTTTCCGGTGCGCTTCAAGATGCTGGCCTCGTTGGGGGCGATTGCACCGAGCGTCCCCGCCCGTCGCCCCGCGCTTTCGTCTTGCCGTAGTCCGCCGCCGGCCTCATCGAGCCGCCGGGGCTTGCCCCCCCCCCCGTCATAGCGGGCCTTTGATCCAAGCCCCCCCCCGTTGGGGATAAGCTGCTCGCCCCGGCCTAGCTCGCTCTGGATGCCCAACGCCAGCCACGCGCGCTTGCGGTCCTGCCACCAGCCCTCGCGGGCGTTGAGGACGCTGAACGGTGGGATGCCGAAGCGTTCGGCCAGCGAACCGGCGCCCGAGGGGCCGGCCCCGTCGCTATCGCCCGCGTCGGTCGCGGCCTGATCGAGCAACCGGTCAAGCTCGCCGTCATCGAAGCCCAGGCGCGACAGATCGACCTCAAGCTCGGCCAGCGCGGCGAGTTCGGCCCGCAGCAGGTCTTCGTCCCATCCCGCGTTGAGGGCCAGCCGGTTGTCGGCCAGGACGTAGGCCCGCCACTGGTCGGTGGTCAGGCCCTCGACAACGCAGGTCGGGACGACGTTCAGCTTCTCGGCCTTGGCGGCCTCAACGCGGCCGTGGCCGGCGCCGATCATGCCGTCGGGCCGCAGCAGCACCGGGTTGGTGAACCCGAACTCGCGGATGCTGGCGCGCAGCTGCTCGATTTGCTCGGGCGAGTGCGTCCGGGCGTTGCGCGGGTCCGGCTTGAGGTCGAAGGGGTCGCGGTAGACGACTTCGAGGCGGCGCTCGGCGATGGCCTTTTTGCTCATGCGGTCCTTGAGTGTGGTGGCCCCGGGCTGACGCCCTTTTCCCGCTGTCACCCCCGCGCACGGGTAGCAGGGCGCCGGGTCTCGGCCTGGCCCGGGAGGCAAGCCGGAGGGGAGATGCGCGGGGTGTCGGGGTCGCCCACCGGTCTGCGGTCGGATGCTAGGGCGTGCCTGTAGGGGAGGCCGCGCCGGGGGCGATGGGGGTTGCGCGTTCGCGCTGAATGAGTGGTCGGCCGCCTCGTTCAACGTCAGCCAGCCATTGCCGCAGCGCCGCGCATGGTGAGGCATCCGAGACGACAAAGCCCCGGTCGGTGGTCCGCCGGGGCCTTTGAGGCGCAGAACGCCATCTGCCGAATGGATAGGCAGATAGGTGACGCTTCGTCAAGGGGTGGTGTAATGCGACGGGCCGCAACGCTATCGGCGCCCATCACCCCAGCGTCCTGTTCGCCCAGGCTTCCGACAGGGCCTTGACCAGCGTGCGGCGGACGCTGGGCACGCCAGCTTTCATCGCGTCGGCCGCCGCGCGGATCGCCATGTCCTGGCCGCAGACGAGGTCGAGGACCTTGACCTGCCGGCGGTTGAGGCCGGCGCGCAGGGTAGACAGGACCTCGCTCGCCTCCAGCACCTGCTGCGAGACACCCGGGCTCGGCTTGCACCTCGGGGCAGACGGGGCGCCCTCGTCACGGTCCGGCGTCCGCAATGCGACGCTGGCCTCGTATGCGTCTCGGTACTTGCCGCCGACGAAGAACAGGGCCTCGGCGCTGATCCGGCCGCCGTCCAGATGCCCCCGGGCAAAGGCGAGCGCCAGGCCCGTGCGGCTCATGACGCGGGTGGCGCGAGCCACTTCGACGTCGAGGATCGGCTCGCCGCGCTTGCGCTTGGTGACGCCGTGACGGTCAACCCGCCACTTGCTCACCTCGGTCTCGACCGTCTCGACTTCCTCGCCACGGGCCAGCGCCAGCGCCGCGCTTTCGGCGACCGCCTTGATCGCCCATGTCGTGTCGATCTGCCGGGTGCGCTCCGCCTCGACGGCGTCGATCAGCTTGCGGCGCTCGCCCTCAAGGGCCGACACGAGCGCCCGGTTCCGGGACTGCCGCGCCCTGATCAAATCCCGCTCGATGTCGCTGATCTTGCGCACCTTGCCGGACAGGGCTCGGGACGGCGCCGGATCGCGCTGGATCAGGCGGCTCGCCCGGCGCTGTTCGTCCACCCGACGCCGGCGCTTAATCTCCGCGACGGCCGCTCGGATGAAGTCCGGGTCCTTGAGCAGCCGGGCAATCGCCACCACGCCCGCCGCCGCGTGGTCAGCCCTTGTCACGGTAATCGCCTCGCTCATGCCGCCACTCCTTCGCTGACCACGATATTGACCTTGAGGCGAGCAAGCGTCGGGCCCGCCTCCTGCCGCAGCCTGGCGGCCATGAAGCTGTTTCGGACCACCAGCGCCCGGTCCTCGGGCCGCCAGACGGACGGGTCGACGTAGCCCCGGGCCACGTCCTCGCCAGCCGCATCGGCGACGGCGGCACGCAGCTGCCACGGGCCGGACCATGCGGCGGGCGGCGGGGTTGGCGCGATCTCCTCGACGAACGTCTGCCAGCGGTCGGCCTCGATCAGCCGGTGGACGCCCTTGGCGTGGTCCCCGGCGTAGGTCGTTGAGGCGTAGGCGGCCCGGACGCCGGCCGCGACCGACGCCGGGTCATGGCCGCGCCGCATCGCCGCCACAAGGGCCCGTTCGAGGTCCTTGCGGCTCGACCTCTCGCGGCCCGGCTTTGGCGTGATTTCCCAGATCGCGTCGAGTTCGGCCTTGGTCGGCGTGAACCTGGGCTTGGCGACAGCCGGGCCTTCATCAACGATCAACGCGGGTTGCGTCGGCATCGGCTCGGCCGATCCGACAAAGATAGCTTTAGCTATCTCCTCTTTCTGGTTCTGGTTCTGGTTCTGGTTGGTTGGATTTCCGTTGAACGGTTTTCCAACGTCCGTTGACGCTTGTTCGTTGTTTTTATTGGCCCTTTTCGCCGCACTCGCTTTTCCCGCCGATTTTGACCCCTTCACGACGCCTTGATACTTCGCGATCTCCTGCGACGCCCTTTTCTGCGTGATCGAGCCGCCGCCGACCTTGAAGAACTCCATCACCACGGGGGCGATCTGGTCCCATTCGGCGGGGGTGCACTTGGCGATCCTGGACAGCTTGACGGGGTCGCGCGGCAGCTTTCCGCCGGCGCGCCACAGGGCCATGAGGAGGAGCAGATATGCCCCATGCTCGTCCCGGGTCAGGTGCGTCGTGTCCGCCAGATAGTCGGCGATGTAGAGCTTCATGTAGGGGGGCGCGCTCATTGATCACCATAGGGCAAGCGGCGGGATGGGGGGCCGTCGTCGAAGCGGCCTTCGCGGGCGAGGTTTCCGAAGCGGGTGAAGTCCTCGCTGAACGACATGCGGACCGTGCCGATAGGTCCGTGGCGCTGCTTGCCGATGATCACCTCGGCCAGGCCCGCCACCTTCGACATCTCGTCGCACCAGTTCTGATGCTCGGTCGTGCCGGCGCGCGGCTCGGTGCGGCCGAGGTAGTAGGCCTCGCGATAAACGAACATCACCGCGTCGGCGTCCTGCTCGATTGAACCGGACTCCCGCAGGTCCGAAAGCTGCGGCCGCTTGTCGTCGCGGTTCTCGACCTGACGGCTGAGCTGCGACAGCGCGATCACGGGGACGTTCAGGTCCTTGGCCAGCGCCTTGAGGCCCCCGGTGATGGCGCTGATCTCCTCGGTGCGGTTGCCGCCCCGGCTCCTCTCCCCGGCGATCAGCTGCAGGTAGTCGATGACGATCAGGTCGAGGCCGTGCTTGCGTTTCAGGCGCCGGGCCCGGGCCGACAGCTTGGCGATGGAGATGCCGCCGGTCGCGTCAATGTGCAGGGGCACGCTGCGGACCTCGTCCAGCGCGTCGCGGAAGCGCCCGAACTCGGAAGCGTCGATCTGGCCCTTGCGGATGCGGTCGCCGCTGACGCCGCTGATGTCGCAGCCGATGCGGGTCGCCAGCTGGGCCTCGTCCATCTCAAGCGAGAAGAACGCGACCACGCCGCCGTCGGCCGCTGTCCGAACGCCGTCGACGTCAGGACCGGCCGTGTAGCGCCGCGCGACGTTGAAGGCGATGTTCGTGGCCAGGGCCGTCTTCCCCATAGAGGGGCGACCGGCGAGGATCAGCAGGTCGGACGGGTGCAGGCCGCCGAGCTTGGCGTCGAGGTCGGCAAAGCCGGTCG